GGCGTTGACTTCATTACAGAGATTGAAGCATTTGACGGTGGGAATGCTTACAACAATGCCGAGTTTACCGGGGATACAGGAAGTTTCCCTGCCGGAACCACATACAACGAAGTGATAAATAGGTGCGTTTCATTATTATCTCCTTATGGTGTTGAGAGAGGTGCAATCAGGGCATATGACGGATCTGTCGTAAAGGGTAAATCATTCACTGGCTCTATCATTGCGACTCTTTTAGATCTAACCAATAGAGAATTCTATATTGATTCTGGCTTCGCGTATGCGTTGAGGGACCAGGACGTTATTAAAAACTCTAGCCCCGCTGAAATAAGCAGTAGAACCGGTCTTCTAGGCACACCAAGGAGAGAGCGGTCTTTCGTAATGTTTAATATGATTTTTCAACCTGATTTAAAAATAGGCGACCAGGTGGATGTCCAAAGTACTACTGGAGAGCAGTACAACGGGATTAATAAAGTTGTATCTCTTCACCATAAGGGCCGAATCTCAAATTCAGTTAGTAGCTCGGTAACAACACAGGTTGGACTTCTTTACCATAAAAACTTTACAGAAATAGAGGCGGCATGAGCGGTAACCTTACAAGACATGCTCCTTATCCAAGTCTTAGGGACTTGATGGACACTGTTAAGCGTGAAGTGAAAATTGAAATCAATTGTCATGCTGTTGCAAGAATTGAAAGTTTCAACCCTGAAAAACAAACGGTTGAAGCTAAGATAAGTTACACCAAAACTTATTACAAAAAAGACGGTGACGGTAACCTGGTTCCATACGCTGTTGCCTATCCACTATTATTAGATTGCCCGGCTATTATTATCGGTGGAGGTGGTGGATCTTTAACTTTTCCAATTGCGAACGGTGATGAGTGTTTGATTTTATTCAACGACAGGGACTTAGATAACTGGGTAAGCGGATCGAATAATTCTCAACCAGAAATCCCGACACTCCATTCCCTTTCGGATGGAATTGCCCTAGTGGGGCTTCGTACCTACAAGGGAGAGCCTGAAGAATACGATATGGAACGAGCCGTGCTCGAATATAATGGAGCAATAGTTGCGGTTGGAAAAAATGGTAAAGTTTTAGTGAAGAATACGGCTACCGATTTAAAAGCAGCGATAGACAGCTTAGTTACAGCTTTGGATACATTTGCAACGTCAACCTCTACAGCCGTTATTGAACCCACGCTAGGGCCAGCCGCAACTGCATTGAAGGCGGCATTGGTTACCGTTAGCACAAATATAGGGAACATACTCGAATGATAGTAAGAGCAATTGATGAAAATGGGGACTGGACCTTTGGCAAGGGAAAGAATGATTACAAATCCGAAAATAATGCGGTAGCCCAAAAAATTCTTACAAGGCTTAGTTCTTTTTTGGGTGATTGCTTTTTTGCTCTCGATGAAGGAATAGACTGGTTCAATCTGCTCGGTGCTAAGAATCAGCTTGCCTTAAACCTTGCAATAAGTGGCAAGATACTTAATACAGAGGATGTCGTGGGGATAATTCAACTTTCAATAAACTTGAGCCCTCAGCGGGAATTGACTATAAAGTATGATGTGCAGACGGTCTACAGTAGAATAAACCTCATTGAAGGGTTCACGTTTAACGTAGGGGATCTTATCTAATGCCAAACCAAATAACAGTAGACGGGATAGAAACTGCAACACAGGAAGAACTGGTAGCCAATTTTACTGCGGCTTACGAAGCTATTTACGGGACTGACATCAACCTCGATTCGGATACTCCCGATGGACAAATGCTCAATATTTTTGTCCAGGCAATTCTCGATCTTCAAGATTTACTCACTCAAATTTATAACGGGTTCAACCCAGACAATGCGATTGGGGTGACGCTCGATCAACGTGTTGCTATCAATGGAATTCAAAGACAAGCCGGGACAAGAACACTAACCAACATTACGGTAACTACTGATGCTCCTCTAAACTTATACGGGGTTGACCAGGATATAGAGCAGATTTACACGATAACCGACAATGCTGGAACACAATGGGAATTAATAAATACCCAACTTGGAATTGTTCCTGGAGTTAACATATTCCCATTCCAAGCAGTTTTAGCTGGAGCTACTCTTACCATACCGAATACAATCACCACTCAGGTGACTATTGTTATTGGAGTTGTTTCTGTAAACAACCCAACCGCCGCTACCTCTATAGGATTAAATGAAGAAAGCGATGCAGACCTTAGGCTTCGTCGACAAAGGTCGGTTTCTCTCGCAAGTCAAGGGTACCTTTCAGGGTTGATTGCTGCTCTTGAAAACATCAATGGAATTACTTTTGTTTATGTTCAAGAAAATACTACCGGCGCACCAGATGGTGACGGCGTACCTGGGCATTCAATTTGGGTGATTGTCTCCGGAACAGCAGACAATGCAGAAATAGCCCAAGCGATTTACAGGAAAAGAAATGCCGGATGCGGGATGTTTGGGGCGATTAGTTACGACGTTACTCAGATAGACGGATCTACCTTTACCGTTTTCTGGGACGTGGTTGTGCCAGAAACTCTTTATATCCAATTCAATGTGGCGTCTCTCGACGGAGTAAACGATCCGAATATTGCCGCAATCCGAGCACAGCTACCCGCCATATATGTCCCAGGAGTAAACGAGCAAGTAGATATAAACGGGCTAGCCTGCGCAGTTCAAGAAATTGATTCAAATACACTGATAACGAGTGCTGGATTTTCTAAGATTTCTGAAACTGGCCCATTTACCGACACCCTTGAACCTACATCTCCTGCAAATCAGTTTGCGGTAACCGCTGACAATATAATTATTCTTCCAATGATTCTGTATCCGAAAACTTCTTCGGTTGCTACGCTTGCAACGGTTCAATTCACTCCGCAGGGAGGCTGGGGCGCTTACATTTACACAATTCCTGTCAATAACTCTGGGGCGGGAATTGATGTTGATGGGTTATACACTGCGGGAGGCGGGCCTGGAGTGGATACAGTTAGGGCAACGGATGCATTAGGAAACTTCGCTGAAGCGACGGTAACGGTGAGCTGATGGCTACTAATCAAGAACTAATAGATTATTACGCGGACTTACTGATCCTTCAGTACATTGGCAAACCAAAGGCTTATGCGACTATTCAAGCGCAGGCTACTCCGGTCATTATGGACCAATTACCCGCTGCCGTTCGAGACGCATTCAATCTCGAAACAGCCGAGGGCGTTCAGCTTGACCTTTTAGGCTCTTACGCAGGCGTTGTGCGAAGCGGTAACCTTACTGACGGAACTGCTATCAACCTGACTGACGATGATTTTCGACAGCTCATAAAGATGGCTATCACTACAAATAGCTCAGGTAGTTCGCTCTATGATATTCAAGTAATATTAAATACTTTCTTCGCTGGGCAGATTTTCGTTTTCGACCTTGCGAATATGCAAATGAACTATTTTTTGAATAGTGAGGTTGGCAGTCTTGAGTTAGTCCAAATGTTTGTGCTACAGAATTTATTACCCAAGCCGATGGGTGTACAGCTTGCATCATTGATTTTCTTGGACATTGCTGACGACCTATTCGGATTTAGAACGTATGCGTCTGCTGGCGTCAATATATCGCCTATGAACGAATACGCTGCTTACGAACTGGATAGACATTGGCTTAGTTATGCAGATACAATCACAATTTAGAGGGGCTTTTAATGGCTAAAATCATCAGGAAAAATCAAAAAATATTTGGATCAAATCCTGGGATAAACCAGGTTGGTAAGTTTGGTAGCTTAGCTGCTGGATTGCCTGCATTTACGACTGATCCCGAAGTTATTCAGGAACTTTCAAACTATCTAGTCGGATGGTTCGGTGCTGTCGTCGGTGGAAATAGTCCTGCAATCGAGGACATGAACGCAGTCCATTTCCTGTACGCTTACCAGCTTGCTTACCTAATGCAAACAGGCGTAGCTGAGTGGAACGTAGATACCGAATATTACATAGGGAGTTTGGTTAATGACGGGAACGGTAATCTTTACAGCTCTTTAACTGATACGAACTTAGGAAACGTAGTTACCGACGGCGCAAATTGGAGAAATGTCGGGCCCAATGGTACTATACAAACAGAAAATACTAACTATCAGATACTAGCTGGTGATAAACTGGTTCTAGTTAGCGCGAACATGACCGCCACTCTTCCTGACGCTACCTTGGTTTCTGGAGTTTCTTACGAGATTAAGAAAACTGATTCAAACGCAACGACCGTTGTAGTAGACACACTTTCTTCACAGACTATCGACGGTCAATTAACTGTAAATATTTTGGAACAATTTCAATTCATGGTGGTTCGCTCTGACGGAGCTAACTGGAATATAGTGGGAGCGGGATAATGAAAAAACTTTTTTTACTTGTACTTTTGGTATCGCAATCAGTGTTCGGGGTAACAGAAAATTTTGTCTGGCGTGTTCCAGACGGAGCATTCTTGCCTACTTGGGGAATATTGGAGCCTCAAAGTTTACCTCCACTTAATCTTGTCGTAGGCGGTAGTTCTGGGGGCCACAATGTAACTACTAATACTCCATCTTGGGAAAACATTCCTGGTGCGAGTTTTGTCATTACCACTAATGGACGTCCAGTAATGATTTTGACAAAAGGGGGGTATGTTCAGCCGATTAGAACCTCCACTGGGGATGCCGGTGGAGCTGTTCGGGTAACAAGAGATGGTGGAGGGATTGGATCAGCCCATTCCATACGTTGTGACGGGACAAAGGGTCCTGGGCCATTTGATGCAGTTGCTTGTTCAGAAAGTAG